TTCCGATCTAGAGCGAGAGCGACTGGGACAGCCGTGCAATGGTATCCGTGACCGATGAGGGCGGGAATATCCTGCCCTCGATGCGTGTTGTGGTGAAATCCTATGAGTACGTGGCTCATTTTCCAAAAGTATATAAACTGTCTCTGGAACTATGGAGGGTGTAAGAGTGGCAGAACTGCTGCATATCTATATGAACAATCCGACGGCGGGGAGCACGGACGGGACGGAGGTGAGCTCAGGCACGGAACTTGCACCGATCTCCGTTTTGCTCGATGCGGGCAAGGGCGAGCAGAAAGCCGTCAAGTGTGCCGTGCGCTGTGAGAGCGGCTTCCACATTGACGGAACACTTACAGTCAAATTCGTTGGCGATCATGCGGACAAGTGGAAAGCCGCGACGGATAACAAATACACTGCCGAAACGGCATTGGAGTCTGCCGAATGGAAAGACAGTATCTCATTATCCAATGTTGCTGATAAGAATACCGTATTCTGGGTCAAGGCAATCAGCACGGCGGACGAGAAACCGCAGCAGGATACGAGCGTGGACATTCAGGCAGAGGGGCTGCTTGTGTCGGACTGAGGAGGTTCGTATGGCGTTCAAATACATCAATCCAGGCTATGCGGAGCTGCTCTCGGTCAGCGGTGGCACGACGGTAGCAGGGGGGCAGTACAGTAAAACGGGCGTATCTTTTTGGCAAACGCAGATGAACAGGGGGCTTTCGCTCTCGGAGATCCCGACGGAGCTATACGGGCGGTTCGATGTGTTCCTAAAAAATCCAACGAATGCAGAAGATGCGCTTGTGTGGGTATGTATCGGATACTATAACGGCATCAAGATCAGCCCGAACCGCGCTGTATGGGACATCGAGATTCGTAAAGACGGCAGTAATATATATAGTCTCACCGACACCGCAGGGGTGATCCGCACGGATGCTGTCAACACGTTGTGGTTTCATATCAAGCAGGGGAATCATGCCGATGGAATCATGCACGTTATGGTCAATGGGCATGAAATATACCATGCACAGAACGAAGAACTCTGGTATGCCGGGGATTCCGAAGCAAAGACAGTAACCCTCTGCAGCAAAAGCAGCGATGCCCTGTTATCTAACCTCATCTTCTCGGATGAGGCGATCAACCCGAAAGAGCAGGTCGTTATGCTGCCAGTCAAAGAGACGCAGACAAATATGACCGACTGCGGGGACGGGAGCTATGAGGCGACGGCTGCGAATCAGGAGATTCTGCAAACGGTGGATGTTGCCGCACTATCCGCGCAGTATGGTGCAGACTCGCGTGTGACGGGGATTTCTCTTATCGGGAATCCTGCCTACCGAACGGCAGAAGGACTGTGTGCTTTGAGGGCGCTTGAAAAGAGCGGCGGGAATATCACGGAATACGGAAGGCACATTGTAGAGCAGAAGCCGACTTCCACCGTTATGGACACGCGCACTGTCTCCATGTCAATTGCAGAAGTCACGGGACGGCAGTTCGGATGGAGAGCGGGAACATGAGCATCAAGCTGAAACCCGCCGTCTGCATTTCGTGGCTGCCGATGGGGCGTATTCACCTAAAACCGATCATATACGCCACGGTGATTCCCGTGTTTCGTCAGCCTGTGCAGGTGCGCGGAGATACGTCGCGCAGTCTCAACACGTCCATCGCCATGCGTGCAGATACCCTACGCGATATTCGGATTGTCAAGAAAATCAAGGTATTGGGCGACACGCAGCGGCGCATTGGTCGCTGTGGTACGGCTCTCGCAGATACGAAGCGGGCGCTCATGAAGCAGTCGCGGATCCTTGTAGATACGAGAATTGAGATACCGCATACGCTTACCTACGCAGAGTTTAGGGAGCGTGGCATTCGCTCGTTCTCCGTGACCCTCGGCGAACTCAGTCTCTCGGATAACATTCAACTCGAAACCGTGAATTCTCTCCCCATCGGCTCGAACGTCCAAGGTCGAGTGATAGACTATGCCTTCCATTTTCTCGTGGAGGAAACGAGTCAGCGCGGCATCGTGCAGTCCGTTAAGGGGACGTACAGCAAAGACACACTCCTCTACACGCCCATCCATATCTACGTCGAGCGGGCAAAGGTGTCGCGCTATGCGGCCGAGATTGCCGCAGCACTCGGGCTTCGGCTTCATCGTCTGACCGATGATTTCACGCCGTCGCAGAACTTCGAGGACAGCGGTATGACGTACCACGACTTCATCTCCGCTCTCTTTGGATGGACGGCAAAACTGCCGCAGCGTCAGATCAACGTCTTTATTCGCGGCGATACGCTCCACATTGTTCAGCGCGGCATGGAGGAGTCCGTCATAGATATTACGAACTGGCCGCACGCACAGCCGACCGTAGAGCGAAAACTCCTGCGCTCCGTCTGGCACAGCGCGAACAACAATCACGAGAGCGGGGCGCACAATGAGGAGGACACGTCTCCCGTTCCTTTTACGGGCACGATTTCGTTCAAAGAGATCAGCCGAACGTACTCCAACGGCTTTCTCGTCCGTGAGACGAACGAGAACGGCTACAGCACCTATACCTACGATGGGGAATACCTCGCGGAGAAGCGCACGCATAATGTGGACGGCTCGACCAGCCGCACGGATTACGCCTATGCCTCTACAGGGCGTGACGTGTATCTCTTCAAGGAATGGGAGCGTACCACAGAGGCGGTCAATGACGGAAAGAAGCACACGGAATATGACTGGGAGGATTGGAGCCGTGAGAAGGGGACGGAGCGCATCACCTACCATGCGCCGCTCGGCTATGGATGGTATGCGACCACCGTCTATGTGGACGGCGTATTGGAGGGCAGCAGCTTGTCGCAGGGAAAGCCCGGCGGCAAGGCGAGTCAGTTCACCGTCGAGCAGTCGAATCTCAGACTTGGCGCACAGTATGCGAGTGACGAAGGACTTCCATATTCCTCGCTTATTGACACGGAATTTCCCGTTGTGGGCGCAGAATATTTACGGATGCTGACGAGAGAAATCGAATGGCTCAATCGCAAAACGCAGGAGACGGTCACCGTGGAGATTCGTGCACGGATTCGTAGCGGCATCCCAGACATTGACCACATCGTCGATGTCGATTTTACCGAGCGCATCCGTTTTGAGGGGCATGAGTATTTCTTGCAGTCCAATACGGTAGAGCTTACGCCGCGCCTCCTGCGGCAGACCATCAAGATGGTGAGGTGGTACAGATGAATGGTGTCATGGGGCTTGCAGCGGCGATACGGGTAGGACTGCGAAAAGGAAGTGCTCAGGAATCTCGCGCACAGCGCGGAAGGATTCAGAACGGTCGCGTCCATATCGGAGAGCGATCCTATCCCTTCCGTGCAGCGGTGGACTGCAACACCAGTGACGGAAGTCTTGTGTGGGTGCAGATTTCAACAGGTGGCACTGCCGTCATTGTGGGAGCGTGAGACGATGCACAGGGCTAGAGTAAAAGCTGTGAGCGGGAATCGGGTGCTTGCTGATGGCGTATGGCTTACCTGCATTGGGAACCGCTCCGTTCAGGAAGGAGAATGGATCTGGACGGACGGTCGCTGCGTCTACGGGCATGAATCCGAGGGGGGCAGCAGTTATGTTTCGACCGATGTTTTTTCCGGCATACCGATTCTGAGGCGCGAGTGGAAGGACAACAAAGCGTTGACCCGCTATGCCTATTATGCGAAAGGTAAACTTCGCAATCTTGGCTTTGGCAAAGACGAAGAGTGGATGGTTAATCGCGGCAGTCATTTTGCATTTTTTGATGACGCTTATCTTGATGCCGAGATGGATGAGCAGGGAAATGTCTACACGCTCGGGTATGCAAACGTCCTTGTGGATTCTATTACCGGAATAGAGCATCATAATGGCATCTCCCATGTCAGGTGCAACGGAAAGATCATCGCTACATACGATCTTGAGAAGGCATTTGGCACTCCTCCTGTGGACGATCCGTATGACCACTACACTTGCCAACCGCTCGAAGGACGGGTGGATCAGCAAGGAAGATTCAAATTGCTCATATGGCATCAAGTATCGCGGAAGCTGTGGGATGGGACTTGGATCAGCTCCGAGCGCCATGTGGTCTTTGATGGTACGAACATCGAACCGTGGAGCGAGGAATCCGAAACATTGTGGGAAGATCCTGTCACCGGCGAAACACAACGATCTCACACGAAATGGATTGCACCGGATTACAGTGTCCGCTTTCCCATCTATGACGGGATGTATATGCTTTTGCCAAGCGATAGGAATTTTATGGGGGACTCCGGCAAATGCAGCACCCCCATCTATAACGCGCAGGATGAGTTGATTATGAAGATTGATACGCATGCGGGTGGACGTGTGAATATCTGCCCTTTGGATCAAGGGAAATATCTCGTTAGCATGGTGCTCAGTTCCATCTTGTGGAATGAGACCTCTGAACTGTATTTATGGGAAGAGGGAAAACTGACGCATCTGATGCGCAGCTGTCTGAACCGCCGTCTGCGTAGGATGGATCATCTCGGAAAATGGAAGAAAGCAGGAGGTGTTTAGCATGGATCATATTCTTACCATACGTCTTTATGCGGCGGGCATTGGCATCGTGGTTGGTGAGTTCCTTGGCAGCTTCGACGATCTGCTCTATGCGCTCGTCGCATTTGTGGTAACGGACTATGTCACAGGAGTGCTGAGAGCTGTTGTGGAAAAGAAACTGTCGAGTGCGATCGGCTTTAAGGGAATCTGCAAGAAGGTCTGCATTTTCACCCTTGTCGGCGTGGCGAATGTGTTAGATGTTCACATCATCGGGAGCGGCTGCGTCCTGCGCTCTGCCGTGATCTTCTTCTACATCTCGAATGAAGGAATCTCCATCATCGAGAACGCAGCGCGAATGGGGCTTCCTGTTCCTCAGAAGTTGCAGGATATGATGCACAGCCTTAAAAATCAATAATCAGTTCAATCTCAACGCCCGGCGAATGATCGTCGGGTTATTTTTTTGCCCGTAAGGGTGACCAAAAGTGCCGTTTTTGTCTGCTGCTTCATGAAGGGAGATGTTGAGATGAGCAAGGAAGAAGGACTTCGGGAAATGACGTATCAGATGGTGATGCGTGCTTCATGGAAAATGCTGCAGAGCGGGCTTTTGTCAGAGGACGAGTATCTTGCGTTTGAAGCGAAAATGCGCGAGAAATATCGCCCCGTCATAGGCGTACTATTTTCGGATATTGACTTGCTATCGTGCGGATAGTACGGGAATATGGGGGTGGAAAGGAGGGACTAGTATGAAGATACGAAGGGTTAAACCAAGCCTTATATTGCAGAAAAAGCTGCGTGTGGCTGCCTACGCCCGTGTCTCTGTGGACACGCTTCACCACTCCCTTGCGGCGCAGGTCAGTTACTACAGTGCGCTCATTCAGAAAAATCCCGCATGGGAATACGCTGGCGTGTACGCAGACGAAGGAATCACAGGAACAAGTACCACTCATCGGACGGAATTCAAGCGTCTGATCGCGGACTGCAACGCTGGGAAGATTGATTTGGTGCTCGTCAAAAGCATTAGTCGCTTTGCCCGTGACACCGTGGATTGTTTGCACACAGTACGAAAACTGAAGGAAAAGAGGATTGCCGTTCGTTTCGAGCGAGAGAACATTGATTCCACATCCGAGGACGGGGAACTCCTCTTGACGCTGCTCGCATCCTTTGCCCAGGAAGAGAGCCGGAGCATCGGTGACAACATTCGGTGGGGTGTGCGGCGACGATTCGCAGAGGGGATTCCGAACGGACATAAACCGCCTTACGGCTACCGATGGGACGGTGAGATGTTCCGCATTATCCCTGCTGAAGGCGAGATTGTAAAGGAGATGTTCTGGAGATACCTTGCCGGAGAATCTGCCTACGCCATCGCCAAGAGTCTCGCAGGGCGCGGAGTCACGGGACGGCAGGGGAGACCCATCGAGCAGACCACGGTAAAGGACATCCTCTCCAACATCTCCTACACGGGTACGATGGCGCTGCAGAAGAACTACATCAGCGAGGGACATATCCGTAAGAGAAATAAAGGCGAACTGCCTATCTACATAGTGGATGGGATGTTCGAGCCGCTCATAAGCCGAGATGACTTCGATAAGGCACAGGAGATACGGCAACGGAGAGCCGAACGGGCTGCGAATCGGAATCCTATGCTAATGCCATTCTCCGGAATGGTGAAATGCGGATGCTGCGGAGGTGGCTTCAGCAGAAGAACCGCCAGGAAGTATAGACGGTGGGGCTGCAACACAAGAGAGCGGAAAGGTAGGGAATCCTGTGACAGTCGTCCGATCAAGGAGGAGGAGCTTCTTGCTGCGGTCAGAGCCGTCATGGAGAAGGACAATTTCGATGTTGCAGAGCTCAGACGAAAAATCTCAAAAATTGTGATTCACGGCGATTGCGTAGAGTTTCATCTTACGAATGGTCGCGTAAAAAAGACTGCCCGAATCTACACCGGACAGCGCGGCAGCAATCCCTTCACGAACAAAGTCTACTGCGACTCCTGCGGCAGCAAGTGTGAGCGCGATACATGGACGAAGGGAACTAAGGTATGGGCGTGTAGTCAACCGCGCACAAAATGCGGATTGAAACGGCTGCCCGAATCCGAACTCAAGGAAGCGGCAGAATCCTTGTTCGGTGACGGCTACGAGGGCAAGATCGTGCAGAACGTCGAGCGGATTACCATATCCGATGATGAAGTTGTTTTCCATTTGAAAGAAGGAGGCGCATACCGATGGCAAAGACAGTGAGGGTCATCCCTGCAAGCCCTAAAATCTTTCGCTCTGAGGTTACGGCAGAACCAAGACGGCGCAGGACGGCAGGATATGCCAGAGTTTCGACCGATCATGAAGAACAGGCTTCCAGTTACGAAATGCAGATGGCACATTACAAGAACTACATCGAAAGCCGTGCAGACTGGGATTTCGTCGGCATGTATTCGGACGAGGGAATCAGCGGCACCAACACAAAGAAGCGTGACGGGTTCAACCAGATGATCGAGGATGCCCTTGCCGGTAAGATTGACCTCATCATCACAAAGTCGGTCAGCCGCTTTGCGAGAAACACAGTAGATTCGCTCCAAAACGTCCGTAAACTCAAGGAACATGGCGTAGAGATTTACTTCGAGAAGGAGAACATTTGGACGTTCGACACGCGCGGAGAACTCCTTATAACGATTATGTCCAGCCTGGCTCAGGAGGAAAGCCGCAGCATCTCGGAGAACACCACATGGGGCAAGCGGAAGCAGTTCGCCGAGGGCAAGACCAGTGTGGGCTACAGTGCCTTTCTCGGCTATGACAAGAATTTCAAAATCAACGAGGAACAGGCGAAGGTGGTGAAGCTCATCTACAAACTCTTCCTTGGCGGGCGATCCTTCTATGCCATTACCAAGGAACTGGAGAAGCGGGGAATCAAATCCCCGTCGGGAAAGGACAAGTGGTACATCTCCACAGTGCGCTCCATTCTTACCAACGAGAAGTACCGTGGCGATGCGCTGATCCAGAAAGAGTATACGGCGGACTTC